GATCATGGAGCGGGCATACGCCGCCGAGAGGAGCGCCAATGAGGGTCCGCAGTTGCTGATGACCAAGCGGCTGACGTCTATCGGGGTTGGCGACGCGGCACTGGGCAATCGCGCGGAGCTGGAGCAGAACCTGGCACAGTGGGTGGCCTTCCGCGACAACTACGGCGTCCGCGTCGGTGGTGCGGATGAAACCATCCAGCAGTTCGACACGGCGCTGGCGGACGTGGACACGGTCATCATGACCCAGTACCAGCTGGCGTCGTCGGTGGCCGAGGTGCCCGCGACCAAACTGCTGGGCACGCAGCCCAAGGGGTTCAACGCCAGCGGCGACTATGAGCGCTCTGTGTACCGAGAGCATCTGGAAAGCATCCAGACCAACGACATGACCCCGTTGCTGGAGACGCATTACCAGCTTCTGGCCAAGTCCGAGGGAATCGCGCTGCCGGCGGAAATCGCCATCCAGTGGTTGCCGGTGGACAGTCCGACCGCCAAGGAATGGGCCGAGATCGACAAGATCAAGGCCGACCGGGACGCCGCGCTGTTCAACACGGGGGCCATCGACGCCGAGGATATCCGCAATCGTCTGCGCGAGGACCGCGAAGGCGACTACCACAACATCGAAGAAGCCGAGTTTGTTGATGGCCAAGCAAATGGTAACGAAGCGGCGCCAGGCCTGGGGGCAGCAGCAGCAAGCAACCCAGTTCAAGGGCGCGGCGCTGGCCTACCCGGTAGCAGTTGAGGGGCGATACCGGGCGAGCCTGGCGTCGATGATCGACGGGATGCTGGCCGAGTACGACAAGGCGCTGCGGGGCCTCTACAAGGCCAACCCCGAGGTCACCCAGGACGAGAGCGTGACCACCCAGGCGCGGCGCATCCTGGCCGACCTGGGGCGCAAGTGGGCCAAGGTCTTTGCGGAGAAGGCGGGCCCGCTGGCGAATCGCACCATCGGCCAGGTGGACAAGTTCTCCAAGCAGAACCTGGGCGCGTCGCTGCGGGACATGTCGGGCGGCTTGACCATCAAGACGTTCCAGATGCCGGCGGCGCTCTACGACAAGGTGCTGGCCAGCACCGCCGAGAACGTCGCGCTGATCAAGAGCATCCCGGCGCAGTTCCAGGACCGCATCCAGGGCATCGTGCTGCGCTCTATCCAGTCTGGGGGGCAGGGCGCCGGCCAGATCTTCGACGAGATCCAAGGCCTGAACCAGGTGACCCGGAACCGGGCGAAGCTGATCGCCGTGGACCAGACGCGCAAGATCACCTCGGCGATGAACGAGGAGCGGATGAAGGCCGCGGGCGTCAAGCAGTTCGAATGGATCCACAGCGGTGGCGGCGCGGAGCCGCGCGCGCTGCATGTCCAGTACGACGGCCAGACCTTCAGCATGGACGACCCGCCTGTCATCGACAAGCGGACAGGGCAACGCGGCTTCCCCGGCGAGCTGATCAACTGCCGGTGCCGTATGCGCCCGGCCATCGACTTTACCGAGTACCTCGATGAGCAAGCGACAAACTGACGTCAACGGCTACCTGCTGGTGCGCGACAACCCGATCACGAAGGTCGGGGTGTTTCCGTACCTGGGCCGCGAGATCGGCGCGCCCGATCCTGACCGCATCTACCAGGTGTATCGGCCCCAGGAGGAGCTGGAAAAGCCCGAGACGATCGCGTCGGCCAACCTGGTGCCCTGGATCGACGAGCACGAGTTCCTGGGCAAGGACGGCACGGCGCCCGAGAAGAAGGGCGTGCAGGGAACCACGGGCGAGACGGCCCGTTTCGAGTATCCGTACCTGCGAAACAGCATCCGAGCCTACTCGGATTTCATGAAGAACCTCATCGACCGCGGGAAAGTGGAGCTTTCGCCGAGCTACCGCTGTCGGTACGAATTCAACGAAGGCGTGTTCGACGGCAAGCGGTACGACGCCATCCAGCGCGACATTCGCTTCAATCATCTGGCATCCGTGAAAGAGGGCAGGACGGGGCCGGACGTGGCTGTACAAGACTGCCTCACCATTACCTACGACTCAGCGGAGTTCATCAAAATGGAATTGACCCCCGAAATCCTCGAACAGATTCGGGCGTTGATCGAGCAGGTGCTGGCGGACAAGGCCGCCGCCGCTGGCTCGGACAACGACCCGGAGAAGAAACCCGGCGCCGACGCCGACACGCCGGCGGCTCCTGCCGCACCGGCCGCGGTGACGCCGGAAGCCAAGGCCGCTGTCGAGCAGACCGCCAGCGCGGCTGAAGAGGCCACCAGCGCCGTCGAATCGGCGCAAGCTGCCATCCAGGAAGTGCAGACCGCGCTCGAGGAAGTGGAAGCGGCCGCCGAAGAAGTGAAGGCCGCGCCGACCGCCGACAGCCGCAAGGCGCTGGATGCGGCGCTGGCCAAGCTGGGCGCCGTCAAGAACAAGATCGCGGCTCGTGCCGCCGACGCCCAGGTGTCTGGCCTGATCAAGGGCTTGCAGGCCCAGGTGAAGGCGAATGACGCCTCCGCCGTGGTCAAGCAGCTCGCCGAGCGCGACGCGCTGGTCAAGCGCGTGACGCCCTTCATCGGCGCCTTCGACAGCGCGCTGCTGGTGTCGGCCGACCACGTCGCCCAGTACGCGGTCAAGAAGCTTGGCCTGAAGGCGCCGGACGGTGCCGAGTTGGCCGTGCTGGATGGCTTCCTGCAGGCCGCAAAATCCGACGCCGACAAGATCGTCAGCGATTCCAAAACGGTGCGCGCCGAAGACACGGCCGCCAAGCTCTGGAGCGACAAGAAATGATCCCGAACACCGCACGAACCTACCTGCTGTCCGGCATCCCGGGCAACATCAGCCATGACGGCCCGACCCGCGCCGCCTCGGCCGTGATCGACTCGGCCACCGAGACCAACAACGTCTTCGGCCGCGCCTTCACCTACAAGGCCGGCACCGACGACGTCGAAGTCGGCGGCACCGGCGCCTTCGCCGGCGTCCTGATCAACCCGAAGGCCTACGCGATCGACGTCGAGTACGCGCGCAATGCTACGGTCGGCGAGTTCCTGACCATGGGCGAGGTCTACGTCCAGCTGGGCAACGACGGCAACATCGGCGACCCGGTGTCGTTCAACGCGACCACCGGCGTGATCTCCGCCGGCGAAACCGGCACCGTCATTCCGGGCGCGCACATCGCCCGCCACGAACCCAGCGCCGAGACGCCGCGCCTGGCGGTGATCGCCCTGAACGGTCTGGTGAAGCTGCCGACCCCGCCGGTCACGCCCTAATACAAGGAAACTACCATGGCACAAACTCAATCCAAGGTGCATCTGCACATGAACGGCCGCCTGGCCGTTCAGCGCGGTGCGGTGAAGGTCGGCAAGGACGCGAAGATCGGCTTCGAAGACCTGGACAATCTGGGCGTCGGCCTGCGGGCGATGGATTCGGCCCTGACCGGCCCGGCTGTCACGAACGGCGCCATGCTCTCGCACATGCTGCAGACCTGGCTGCCCGGCACGCTGCGTGTCGTCACCCAGGTGCGCAACATCGACGAGATCGCGGGCATCACGACTGTCGGCCGCTGGGAAGACGAGCTGATCAGCCTGCGCGTGGCCGAGCCGGCCGCCAAGGCCGAGCTGTACGGCGACACCACCAACATCCCGCTGGCCGACTACCGACAGTCCATCGAATCGCGCGGCGTTGTGCGCTTCGAACAGGGCTTCCAGGTCGGCAAGCTGGAAGACGCCCGCCAGGCCGCCATCGGCTACCAGGCCGCCGACGAGAAGCGCCGCGCCGCGACCGAGTCGCTGGACATCAGCCGCAACCAGGTGGGTTTCTACGGCTTCAACCAGCCCGACACGAACGTGTACGGCCTGCTGAACGATCCCAGCCTGCCGGCCTTCGTGTCCGCCACCACGCCCTGGCTGACCGCGAACTTCGACCAACTGGTCGCCGAGTTCACGGGCATGTACAACCAGCTCGAGACGCAGATGGGCGGTGAGCTCAAGGACTCGGCCAAGCTGGTCCTGGTGCTGCCCACCGGCTACCGCTCGATCTTCAGCGTGTACAGCCCCGCGGCTTCGGGCATGACGTTCCGCCAATGGCTGAACGAGAACTTCCCGAACACGCGCGTGGTGTCGACCGCTGAATTCAAGGACGCCAACGGCGGCCTGGACGTGGCCTACCTGTTCGTCGAGAACGCGGCCGAGCAAGACGACTCGGACATCAGCAGTGCCAGCCTGATCCAGGCGGTGCCGGTTCGCTACCAGGTTCTGGGCAGCGAAAACCGCATCAAGGGCTACATCGAAGACGCCATCAACGCCACGGCGGGCATCTTCGTGCTGCGCCCCTGGGCCTTCGCGCGCAAGACCATCAGCGCCTCCTGATAGGCGCCAATCGAACTAGGGCCGGGTTTGCCCCGGCCCTTTTCATTTCCGGAGTTGAAATGGACCGCATCTATATCTACAGCACGCTCAGCAACGACCAGCGTTACCAACTCAAGGATGGCCGCTCGGTGCTGATCGCCGGCAAGGCCAACGTCGCCAACAAGCAGCTCGTGACGCCCAAGGGCATGGCCACCGCTATCTCCGAAGACGAGTTCAACCTGCTGCAGGAGAACATCGTGTTCAAGGTGCACGCCAAGAACGGCTTCGTGGCGGCCAGCCACGATCGCGTGGACGCCGAGGCGTTCGCCGCGCGCGAACTCGCCGGTGCGGACAAGTCCGCCCAGGACACGCCGGCCACGGTCAAGAAGCGCAACGCGGGCGGCGCCCGGGTCCAGAGCGCAGAGGGCTGACATGGACTTCCCGCTGGCGAAGTTCCGGATCCTGTTCCCCATGTTCAACGCCATCCCTGACGACGTGGTGCTGGCCGTGGCGGAGTGGGCGCAGTGCTACACCAGCGGGCGCGGCTGCAAGTGCGACGAACAGCTGTGGATGCTGATCACGGCCCACCTGCTGCAGCTGCGGCTGAATGCTGAGAACGGCAATGGCGCTGTCCCCGGGGCGCTGGCGTCGGCCACCATCGACAAGGTCAGCGTGTCGTTCCAGGCACCGCCGGCGACCGATTCGTGGTCCCACTGGCTGAACCTGACTCCCTACGGCCAGCAGTTCCTGGCACTGTCCAAGAGCTGCGCGGCTGGCGGCATGTATGTGGGGGGCCTGCCCGAGCGCGCGGCGTTCCGCAACGTGGGCGGCCTGTCCATTCGGGGCGGGAGATTCCGATGAAGGTGGTCCGCAAGGGTGGCACAGAGAAGATCCAGGCCACGCTCAAGAACGTAGGCGCCAAGCAAATCCGGGTCGGGTTCTTTCCAGAGTCGAAGTACCCGGATGGCACGCCGATCGCCTACGTGGCCGCCATCCAGGAGTTCGGCTATCCGCAGGGGAATATCCCGGCGCGGCCCTTCATGCGGCCCACCGCCGAGCAGAAGAAGTCGGAGTGGGGCCGCCAGATCGCCGGCGCGGTGCGGGGTGCGATCGACGGCAAAGTGAACGTCGTCCAGGCCTTCGAGGCGCTGGGCGCGCGCTCGGCCGGCGACATCGCACGCACCATTTCGCGGGTTACCAGCCCGCCCCTGAAGAAGTCGACGTTGCAGGCCAGGCAGTCGCGGAAGAAGACGCCGGGGGTCTCCAAAAAGCCCCTGGTTGATACCGGCCAGATGATCCAGGCGGTAACGCACGTGGTGGAGGATAAATCGTGATTCCAGGAATCAACCTGCTCGGCATCGCCGCCGGCGTGATCGCGCAACAAGCGCCGGTCTGGCTCAAGTTCAAGGCCCGCACGCAGAACGAGCGTGGGCAATGGGTCAACGAGTACGAGCCGCCCAAACCTATCCTGGGTTCCTGGCAGCCGGTCGGCGAGTCGACAATCCGCGCCCTGGGTCTGGACACGGCCAAGCGCTACCACAACCTCTACACGTCGCACCCTGTCGAGAACGTGCAGCGGGGCGCCGCGCCGGACCGGTTGATCTACGGCGGCCGGCGCCATGACGTCGTGGGCGGCGCCGAATGGTACACGCAGGACGGCTGGCGCGGCATTCTGTGCGTCGATGTGGGGCCGGCATGAAGCAGAAGCAGCTCGAGGCGACCATCCGCGGCGCGCTGCTGACCCTGCTGGCCGAGCAGGGCGTCGATCTGCCGATCATGGCCGCGTTCCAGCCGTCTAAGCAGGGGAGAGTGGACGACGGCATCTACTTCTTCCCGGTGAACCGGGGAAAGCGCGGCTGGCAGTCGCGCAAGTATCAGGACGACGGCCAGGCGCTGACCGCGACGGAATCGCAGATCAACGAGTCGATGTATCAGTTCCAGGCGTTCGTGGAGGACGACGTGACGGCCCCGGCGCAGCTTCTGGCGTCTGACGTGCTGGCCACAGTGCGCGGCGTTGTGCAGTCGATGCGCTTCACCCAGGCGATGACGGCCGCCGGGATTGGCGTCCAGCGCGCGACCGACATTGTGATGCCGTCCTTCGTCAACGAACGCGACAACTTCGAATTCAACCCGAACTTCACGGTCATCTTCACCCACCACCGCAGTATCACCCAGGCCACGGCGCACATCGAGCAGGTTGTGTCGGGCATCCATCGCATTTGAGGAAATGACATGTCCATCAAGATGACTCGCTATGTCCGGATCATCAGCGCGGTGATCGGCGCCAATGCCGTCGCGCAGCAACAGCTCACCGGCCGGCGCTTCACCACCGATCCGCGCGTCCCGGTCGGGCAGATCGTCTCTGTCCGCCCCGGCGGCGCGGATGACTACTTCGGTTCGGACTCGCCCGAGGCGGCCTTCGCGCGCCAGTACTTCTCCTATGTGAGCCCCGCGCCGGCGTCCCAGGCTCCCGAGCTGCAGTTCGCGGCCTATCCCGATGTGGCGCGCCCGGGGCGCCTGTACGGGTTTCGGATCTCGGCCAGCCTGGCTGACTTCCAGGCCGTCACCGCCGGCGCGATGAACATCAAGGTCGGGGAGTTCGCCTACGCGCTGACCGGCATCGATCTGTCCGCCGCCACCAGCTTCACGAACATCGCCCAGCTGGTGACCACGGCCATTGCGACGGCGGCCACGGCGGCATCGGGCACCGCTGCGACGGTTTCCTATTCGGCGCTCGCTGGTGCCTTCATGGTCGAGTCGGCCGTTGCTGGGCCCGGCGCCATCGTTGTGTCGCCGGCCGCCGGCTCCGACGTGGGCGCCATGCTGGGGCTGCAGGGCGCCCAGGCGATCAGCTCTCCCGGCTCGGTGGCGATGACACCCCTCGAGGCGTTCCGCGCGGCGGAGAACGTGACCGACTCGTTCGGCTCGGCGTCCTTCGGTGCGGCCGTCGACCTGGCGGACGCCATCCCCCTGGCCGAGTACGTGTCGGGCGAAAACGTCAAGTATCAGATGTACTGGTCCGTCGACTCGGTGACCGCCGACGCCTGGAACGCGGCCATGATCGGCACCGCGTCCAATGGCCTGGTCTTGAACGGCACGGTCGGCGAGTACAAGGAAGCGATCCCCATGGCAGTCATGGCCGCCACCGACTACGACCGCACGAACGCCACGATCAACTACATGTTCCGGCAATCGGGCGTGACGCTCACGTCTGACGTGACCGACGACCAGATGGCGGACTTCTACGACGCGCGCCGGGTGAACTACTACGGTCAGACGGCCAGCGCGGGGCAGAAGATCTCGTTCTTCCAGCGCGGCTACCTGATGGGCGGCGTCACGGCGCCGCTGGACATGTCGGTCCACGCCAATGAGCAATGGCTGAAAGCGTACATGACGGCCCAGGTGATGAGCCTGCTCCTGACTACCAACAAGATCCCCGCCAACAACGACGGCCGCGGCATGATCATGGCGATCATCCAGGGCGGCGTGAACAAGGCGCTGACGAACGGCACGATCCTGATCGGCAAGACGCTGACCGAGCTGCAGAAGGTGGCCATCGGCCAGCTCACCAATGACCCCCTGGCCTGGCACGACGTGCAGGACAACGGCTACTGGTACGACGTGCAGATCGAACAGGTCACCGGCCAGTCCGGCGTGACCGAATACACGGCCAAGTACACCCTCGTCTATTCGAAGGGCGACATGATCCGCAAGGTCGACGGCTCGCACAACCTGGTGTAACTGGCCAGACAACGTTTCAGGGCGGCTCAGGCCGCCCACTTCCATTTGAGGATCTGACATGTACGATACTTCCGCTATCGGCGTCGCCCTGCGTTGCGTGGCCAGCGAGTCGTTTCCCGCCGGCTTCACGATCACCGAGTTCGCGGACGACGCGGACCCGTTCGATATTCCGGCCATCGACATTGCCACGCCGGCGATGAACGTCAACGGCGACCTGGTGGTGTTCAGTGCGCCTACGCCCATCACCATCACCATCAGCGTGATCCCGGGCAGCGACGCGGACAACAACCTGGCGGTCATCTTCGAGGCGAACCGCGCCGCGAAGAACAAGCGCCACGCGCGCGACGAGATCACGCTGGTGGGGACCTATCCCGATGGCTCCAGCCTCAAGCTGAGCGAAGGCAAGATGACCAACGGCATGCCCGGCAACTCGCCGGCGTCGGCCGGCCGCATCAAGTCGAAGACCTACACCTTCGCATTCCAGAACCTCTCCCGCACCCGCGCGTAAAGGACCGACATGGCCGATCTGATCAAGCCCCGCGTCGTCATGGTGAAGAACCGCGACGGCGTGGAGAAGGCGTTCACGATCTCCCGGCTGCCGGCCACGGCGGCGCGGGAGGTGATCGCCAAGTACCCGCTGTCGAACATCCCCAAGCTGGGCGACTACCAGACCTCGGAAGAGGTCATGAAGAAGCTCATGAGCTATGTGGCGGTGGACCTGGACGGGCGCGAGCAGCGCTTGACCACAGCCGCCCTCATCGACAACCACGTTGACGACGGCATTCAGCTGATGCGGCTCGAGATCGAGATGATCGAAGAGAACACGGGTTTTTTCGGACTCGGCGGGCAGCGCGGTTTCCTCGACTGCCTGCTGGAAAAGTTGCTCCACTCGATTACGCCAATGCTGACCCCTTTATTGGAGCAATTGTCAGCTCAGGGCTCGCCCGACTCGTTGAGCTCAAAACAGAAATAGACCTGGAGGAGGCGATGGACCTCTGGGAAATCGCCACGACCAACAAGGTCAACGAGATCCGCGCGATGGAAGCGGAAAAGAGGAAGTGACATGGCCTTGCTGGACGCGCTGACCTACCTCATCGACGCCGATAACTCCAAGCTGAACAAGGAGATCGACCAGTCGGAGAAGAAGACCGACGAGTTCGGGAAATCGATGCTGACTGCCGAGGGGCGCGCGGCGTTGATGGAAGAGAAGGTCAAGGGCGCCTTCACTCGGATCGGCGCGGCGATTTTGGCTACTCTCGCGGCCTCGAAAGCGTTGCAGACGTTCAATGACCATGTGCGTACGGTCGAGCAGATCCGCAACACCAGCGAAGCGCTGGGCGTGGCCATTGGCGACGTCGACGCCTTCGGCAAGGCGATCGAGCGGATGGGCGGCGACGCTCAGGGCGCGCGCGACTCGCTGACGGACATGGCCGAGTCCATCGGTGAAGCGCTCCAAGACATGGACTCGGGGCGTGCCAAAGCGTTCAAGGCGCTGAAGATCAGCCTGAAGGACACCGAAGGCAACGCCAAGAACGCCGTGCAGGGCATGCTCGAATTAGCCGGCGCGGTCGAGGGCATGGGGCGCGAGCAGGCAGTCTTCAAGATCAAGGAGCTGGGGATCACCGACAACCGCACGGTGGAGCTGCTCCTGAAAGGCCGTCAGGAAGTCGAGCGCATGCTGCGCGTCCAGAAGGAGCAGGGCGTCGTCACCAAGGAGGCGGCGGAGCGGGTGCGGGTCTATTCGGAGACGCTGGCCAAGCTCCGGCAGAGTATCGGCGTGGCCACCAGCGGCATCGTGGACTGGATCCTGCCGGCCATCACCTGGTTCATCGACAAACTGGACTCGGTCGTCAAGTGGATGAACCGGCATGACACGTTCGTCAAGGGCTTCTTCATCGGCCTCACCACGATCTTGACGGCTATGTTCCTGCCCGCGGTGGTGTCGGCTACGGCCGCTGTCTGGGCGCTGATCGCACCGTTCCTGGCGGTTGCCGCGCCCATCGCCGCCGTGGTGGCGCTGTTCGCGCTGCTGTACGACGACGTGATGAACTTCCTGGACGGGAATGACTCCCTGATCGGCCAGATCTCGGAGAAGTACCCGATCGTCGGCGAGACGGTGAAAGCGATGGCCCAGGCGGTGAAGGATGCCTTCCAGTGGATCGTTGACGCCCTGGCCATGTCGTGGGAGGCCATCAAGGGTTTCCCGTCGAAGGCGCTGGGTGCCTTTTCTGCAATGGGCGCCGGCATCAGCAACATTTTCGGGGCGATTGTCCGGGTGGTGAAAAGTGCCTGGGACTATATCGGCAGCGTCTTCGAAAGCGTTTCATCGGTCATCAAGAAGATCGGCAAGTGGCTGGGCTTCGGTGGCGGCGACGATATCCAGGTGACGACATCGAACGTCAACAAGGGGATCGCCGACGCGGAGGCCAAGGCCGCCGAGAACATGCAGGCGGCGCAGGCGCAGATGAACCAGGCCGCGGCGAATCCGATGAACTCGGTGACTTCGACGGCGATCTCGAACGCCAGCAATGTCCGGACGGAAACCAACGTGCAGGTGGGCCAGGTCAACGTGCAGACCCAGGCGACCGACGCGCAGGGCATCAGCCAGTCGATCGGCGGCGGCCTGAAGGACGAGCTCAAGAACTTGCAGGCTGACTCGGCCAGCGGAGTGCAACGGTAATGCAGCTATCAGACAGCCTTTCCACCTCGACGCAGCAGCGGGTCGCGATTCTCGACGCTGACAGCCTGCAGGTGTTGTTTGCCTCGGCCGAGCCGATGCGTGTCGGGGTCAGGGAGGCCAAGCGGGCGACGAAGTTCGCAGTCGAAGACGGCACCGAGCGGTCGGATCACGTCGTGCGCGAGCTGACAGAAATTCAGATCGACTTCCTGCTGGCCGACGACACCCGAAACCAGTTTGAGGCAATCCGCCAGGCGTTCGAGCAGAACAAGCTGGTGACGGTTCAGACCAAAGTCCGGTCCTACGAAAAGATGCTCATCGTGGACGTGCCGCACGATGAGACGCCGGAGCTGGGCACCGCGATCAACGTCCCTATCCGGATGCAGGAGTGGATCGAGGTCAAGCCTGAATTCGGCACTCTCCCGCCTGAGAAGGTGGAGAACAAGGGGCAGTCGAGCACGGTGAAGCGTGGCCAGCAGACCACCGAGGAATCCGGAGAGGGAAAGAAGCGGCAGGGCAGCGTTCTGAGCGGGGTTTTCAAGTGAGAGACATAACCTTGTTGGCGGCACCGAACCAGGCGCTGTCGGTCACGATCAACGGCGTCCTGTGGGATCTGGTCATCAAGGTGGCGCGCGGCACGATGGCGGCCGACGTGAAGCGCGACGGCGTCGACCTGGTGGTCGGGCAGCGCATCGTGGCCGAATTCCCCATCCTGCCGTACCGCTATCTCAGCCACCAGGGCAACTTCGCCATCCTGACGAGGGATGGTGATCTGCCCTGGTGGGAGGAATTCGGCCGGTCTCAGTCGCTGGTGTACCT